GGGGTCCTATACACACAATATAGTTCTTCAAGGTTCGATCATCCTATGCTATAGTTTTAGGTATGCCTTTAAAAAGTAACAAATATTTGCTAAAGGTATGGATAAAAGGCGATACTGAACTTGTTGAAGAGAAGATTATTTCAGAAGAGGAACTTAAAATTTTTTCTTGTCCAAGAGGTTATCGTGCAACATATGAGGATGTTAAACATGAAGAGAATACCAAAGACAACTTACCCTGATGGAAGAAACAACACAAAGGAAAACTATGAAGAAGCAAGAAAAATCCGAACCAAAGAAGCAGTCAATACTTCTAAAGAATCAGAAGAGAGCAAATCAGATGATGGAGAACGAGAAGAAAGCTAAACTAGAATACACAGCTAAAAGAATCAAAGAATATGTAGAGTTTAAAATGTTAAAAGGTCATTCAGAAGAAGAGGCAACTAAGATGGCTAAAGAACAGATAATGAATCAAGCACCATGAGTATCTTCACTAAGGTCGCTATAAAGGATTTGCAGATACTTAGAAAGGTAGTAAGAACTCAACATATGAAACATTACCCAGCATCCCATGTAAACGACCAAGAAGCAGATAGAATAATTGATTCTCTTTCTGACAATGCAAGAGAGAAACTAATTAAACTGGCGGTAGATTATGGGATCACTAAATTATAAACCTGATGGGGCAACCCTTAAAAATTTTTTAAAAGATAATAACTTTCTTAGAGGACTTCGTGGACCAGTAGGTAGTGGTAAATCTGTTGCTTGTTGTATTGAAGTTATCAGAAGAGCATTACTTCAAAAGCCATCTGAAGATGGTAAAAGAAAATCAAGATGGGCTGTTATAAGAAATACTAACCCACAATTAAAAACAACAACAATTAAAACTTGGCTTGATTGGTTTCCTGAAGAAGAATGGGGAAGATTTGGCTGGAGTGTTCCATATACTCACAATATTAAAAAAGGAGATATTGAACTTGAAGTTATTTTTTTAGCACTTGATAGACCTGAAGATGTCAAAAAATTATTATCTTTAGAACTTACTGGTGTTTGGATTAATGAAGCAAGAGAAATACCTAAGTCTATTGTTGATGCTTGTTCAATGAGGGTAGGAAGATATCCATCTATGAGAGATGGTGGACCAAGTTGGTATGGTGTAATAGCAGATACTAACCCACCTGATACAGATCATTGGTGGTCTATTATGGCAGGAGAAACAATCATTCCTGATTACATAACTAAACAAGAAGCTAAGATGTTAGTTAAACCTGATAACTGGTCTTTCTATAATCAACCCCCTGCTATGTTAGAAATTAAAAATAAAGAAAATGAAATAGAGGGATATCAAAATAATAAACTTATGGAGAACCAAAAGAACTTAACTCCAAATTATTATAGTAATATTATACGAGGTAAAACTAAATCATGGATTGATGTTTATGTTTTAAATAAATTAGGACAAGTAGAAGATGGAAAACCTGTATATGAATCTTATAATGAAGAAGTACATTTAGCAAAAGGAGATTTAGCTATTGCTAAAGGTGTTCCTATTTTTTGTGGAATTGATTTTGGATTAACACCAGCTTGTGTATTTGCACAACGAATAAGAAATAGATGGGTAGTCTTTGATGAATTAGTTGCAGAAGATATGGGTATTGTAAAATTTTCTGATTTAATGAAACAAGTTATGGCACAATACTTGCCAAGAGAATTTGTAATTTTTGGCGATCCAGCAGGGGATCATAGAGTACAAACAGATGAAAGTACACCCTTTCAAATCATGCGTGGTAAAGGAATATATGCAAGACCAGCACCATCAAATGATGTAACTCTTAGATTAGAATCAGTATCATCTGTATTAAATAGAATGGTAGATGGAGAGTCAGGTATTATTATAGATAACAAATGTAACAATTTAATTAAAGGTTTTGCTGGTGGATATCACTATAGACGACTCCAAGTATCAGGAGAAAGATATGATGAAAAGCCAAATAAGAATAGATTTTCTCATGTACACGACGCTTTGCAATATTTATTATTAGGAGCAGGAGAGGGAAGAGCATTGACTATTGGTAACAAATCTAATAAACCTGTAGTTGCGAAAAGGAATTTTAATGTATTTGATGTCAAACCAAAATCAGTTTACGAAAGGAGAAGATAGTTATGTGTGCAGGTCCATTTAAACCATCTCCTCCGCCACCACCACCGCCTCCAGTAGAAGAGGAAAGTGTAAAGCAACAAAGAGCGAGAATGCGTAAGCAACAAGAAGCAGAAAGAACTGCTAATAAGCAAAAAGCATTTGAAGATAGAGTTGCCGCTTACTCAGGTAGAAGAGGTAGAAGATCACTTCTTTCAGGTAGAAGAGGCGGAGCAGGTTATGAAATCTCATCTGGTCTAATGTCTAAAGATACTTTAGGAGCATAGATGGTAGTAGATGTTAAACCACAAAGAATAGAAAATTATTCTGAGAGTGGTGTTAAAAGATTAATAACTCGTTATAACAATGCTAAGGCAGTCAAAGATATGTGGCTACCTACTTTTGAAGAATGCTATGAATTTGCTTTACCACAAAGGGAAAGTTTTTTTAGTGAGTCAATAGGTAGGAGGCGATCTGACAGAATCTTTGATGAAACTGCTGTAGTAGGTGTACAAGAATTTGCAAGTAGATTACAATCAGGTATTGTTCCTAACTATGCAAGATGGGCAGATTTTGTTGCTGGTACTGAAATACCTAAAGACGAACAGAAAGATGTTAATTTAGAACTAGATCAAGTAACAGAATATGTTTTTGAAATATTACAAAATTCTAATTTCTCCCAAGAAGTACATGAAACATTTTTAGATTGTGCAGTAGGTACAGGTGTTCTTTTAGTAGAAGAGGGAGATGCAATACATCCAGTTAAATTTAAAGCAATCCCATTACCACAAATAGTTTTAGATGCAGGACATGATGATAAGGTAGATCATATCTTTAGAAATAGAAAAATTAAAATGAAAGATATTATTCATGCTTATCCTGATGCTACTCTATCTGAAAAAATGACAATGGATATGGAGAAAACTCCTGACATGGATTGTGATGTACTAGAGATAGTTTATAAAAATTATTCTAATACAAAAGAAGATGAATATAAATTTTGTGTTATTTCTCAAATGTATGAACATAAATTATTTGAAGAAACATATAAAGGTTTAGGATCAAATCCATACATAGTTTATAGATGGTCTAAAGTAGCAGGAGAAGTATATGGAAGAGGACCATTACAATTAGCGTTACCTGCAATTAAAACTTCTAACTTAGTTATAGAATTAATTTTAGAAAATGCACAAATGTCTATATCAGGAATGTATCAAGTAGAAGATGATGGAGTTATCAATGTAGATAATATTGCCTTAATTCCAGGGACAATTATTCCTAAAGCGGCAGGTTCATCAGGACTTCAACCAATAGCACAAGCAGGAAATTTTAATGTAAGTGATTTAGTTTTAAGAGATATGAGAACTAATATTAAAAAAGCATTATACAATGATATGTTAGGTACACCAAATGAGAAAACACCTATGACAGCTACAGAAGTTGCAGAAAGAATGGCTGACTTATCAAGACAAATTGGTGCGGCATTTGGAAGATTACAAGCTGAATTAGTTAATCCAGTATTACAACGAGTTATTTATATTTTAAAGAAACAAGGAAGAATTAAAATTCCTGTAGTTAATGGTAGAGAGATTAAAATAAGATCATCTTCTCCATTAGCACAAGCACAACAACAACAAGATGTGGCAACAATAGATAGATTCTTAGGTATGGTTCAACAAAGAGTTGGTCCACAATTATTAAATGTTCTCGTTAAACAAGATGAAGTAGCTAAATATGTTGCTAAAAAATTAGGTGTTCCTGAAGAATTAATTAGATCGCAAGAAGAAATGCAGGAAGCCGCCCAACAAATGCAACAGATGATGCAACAACAACAAGGACAAGGACAGCCGACAGAAGAAGAAACTCAATAAAATGATAACTTCCCTATGCATAAATCTGTTTTAGTTATTAGTGATCTTCACATACCTTATCATCACAAAGATTCTTTTGATTTTTTAAAAGCTATTAAGAAAGAATTTAAACCTGATACTGTAATTAATATTGGAGATTTATTAGACTTCCATGCAATATCTATGCATGAACATAATCCTGACTTACCAAGTGCAGGACATGAATTAGATATATCAAGAAAATATATAAAAGAATTAGAGGGAATATTTCCTGAAGTAACTGAAGTAGATTCTAATCATAGTAGTTTAGTTTATAGAAGAGCATTAAAATTTGGAATGTCAAAACAATTTCTAAAACCTTATGGAGATTTCTTAGGTACTAGAAAATGGAAGTGGGTAGATGACATGACTTTAAAATTAAGTAATGGAAAAAAATGTTTCTTTACACATGGAAGATCAGCAGACATTTTAAAAGTTTCACAAACAATGGGTATGTCAGCAGTACAAGGACATTATCATACTAAATTTGTAATATCTTATTGGGCTAATCCTGATGATATATTCTTTGGTATGAATGTAGGTTGTTTAATCAATCAAAAATCTATGGCATTTTCTTATGCTAAAAACTTTCGTACAAGATTTATTATTGGATGTGGAATAATACTAAATGGAATACCTAGATTACTTCCAATGGTGTTAGATAAAAATGGAAACTGGATAGGAGAGTTAGTATGAGTGATGAACAAAAAATAAACCCTGATTATTATCAGGCAGGTAAATGTACTTGCGGAAAAACTTTACAAACATATGACTATGTAAGACACTTACCTTATGCAGATGCAACAGCTATTAAATATATAACAAGGCATAGGGAAAAAGGCGGAGTAGTAGATATTAAAAAAGCTATATGGTTTTTGAAAGCGATTCTGAAAGATGAGTACAAAGAAACAGAATAACGCTATAGTTGTAAATGGTAAAACCTATTACAAATATCTCATAATATGGGAAGATATTGTAGGAGATTCAACGATTACAGAATATAATGACTTTGATCGTATGAATTGTGCTACTATTAAAACAGAAGCATATATATTTAAGAAAAATAAAAAGTATTTATGGTCATTTGCTAGTTATCAAAATGATGATGGGGAAGCAGGATTTGGGGATAGAAATATTTACCCTAGAAGTGTTATTAAAAAAATGATAAGGATTTAATATGTCAGAACAAAATAAAGCCCTGATAGGTTTGGATAACTTTAAAAGAGGTTCTGAAGAAGAAACCAAACTAAACGATATTTTTAAAACATTGTTTAGTACACCGATAGGTGCTGAAGTTCTCCAATACCTTAAATCAATAACTATTGATTCAGTAGCAGGACCTGAAATATCAGACCACGCTCTAAGACATTTAGAGGGGCAAAGATATTTAGTAGGTTTAATACAGCGAAGAATTAATAAAGGTAAAAGTCAAAATATAATAAAGGAGAACCAAAATGGCTGAAGAACAAACAAAAACAGAACCAGTACAGGAACAAGCACCAGTACAGGAAACCCCAGTAGAAAGTAATGTTTCACAAGAAACATCTGCTCCTACTACAACAGAACCAGCACCAAGACCTGAGTATATACCTGAGAAGTTTTGGAATACTGAAAAAGGAGAACTTAATGTAGAAGAGTTTGGTAAATCTTATACTAACTTAGAAAAATATGTTGGTGGAAAAAAAGATGAACTAAAACAAGTTATCATTAATGAACTAAAAGAAGAAGCAAATACTAAAAGACCTGAAGCTATAGAGAAATATGAATTACCTAAACTTCCTGAAAATGTAACAGAAGATATAGTTAATGCAAATCCTATGACAGAATGGTGGAAAAAGTTTTGTTGGGATAATTCATACGATCAAGAGATATACCAAGAGGGTATTAATAAATATGTTGATGCATATGTTGGACAACAACCTAATATGGATGCAGAAAAAACTAAATTAGGAGAAAATGCAGAAGCAAGATTAGATGCAGTAAATAGTTGGGCATCTACTTTTTTTAGTCCTGAACAATACGAAATAGTTTCACAAACTATGGGTTCTAATGCAGATGGAATAGAAGCATTGGAAAGAGTAATGGAATCTCAAAAACAAAATATTTCAAGAGCATCACAGGTAGCACAACCTGAAAGACCTCTAACATTAGAAGATGTTAGAAACATGATGAAAGATAAAAGATACTATGATGGTAGAGAGCGTGATCCATCTTATGTAGCAAAAGTTGATGAAGCATTTAACAGACTCTATAGGGGTTAATGTTATATGTTGAAAAGACTATACCTGAACATTGTTTTCTTTTAGCTCCTAACTTAAAGCCATTGGACAGGTACGAGATTGCTTTGTGGGGGCTTGATCCCCTACAAGCACTCTTGCAACCATTCAGATATAGCAGACCAAATGTAAATTCATTCACAATATTAACAAAAGAACATAAAGTTGCCGCAATATTTGGAGCAGTACCATCAAGAATAGACAATAAAATCGGCACAATATGGTTCTTATCCTCTACAGAATTAGATAAAAACTATCTATATTTCCTTAAAAGAAACAAAAAATGGCTACATTACCTTGAAGAACATTACATATATTTGTCTAATTATATTACTGAAGAACATACTAAATCTATTAGATGGTTAAAATGGCAAGGTTATAATTTTTCTAAACCTATGCTTGTAAAAAATGTAAAAGTGTTGTATTTCTATAAACGACTACATGATGTAGTCAAAAAGGGTACACAGCCCCTATTAGAAGAGATCGGTCCTTTATGGACAACCGAATTAATTTAATGCGGACAACTGTTTAATTAACAACAACAACGACTAACAAAGGAGTATAAATATGAGTACATCTATTTCAACTGCCTTTATTAAACAGTTCGAAGCTGAAGTCCACATGGCTTACCAAAGAATGGGATCAAAGCTAAGAAACACAATAAGGCAAGTAAATAATGTAAAGGGGAGTCAGGCGAGATTCCAAAAAGTCGGAACTGGTAGTGCTGTTTCAAAAAGCAGACACGCTCAAATTCCAACTATGGATATCACTCACTCTACTGTTGATGTTACTTTAGCGGATTTCTATGCGGCAGATTATGTCGATAGATTAGACGAACTAAAAACTAACATTGACGAAAGACAAGTACTATCTCAATCTGCGGCGGCGGCATTGGGGAGAAAAACAGACCAACTAATCATTGATGTATTAGACGCTGGTTCAAATGCAAGTAATGTTGTACATGGTTCTGCTGGATTAACTCTAGCAAAAGCATTGACAGTTTATGAGTCATTTGGAGCGGCTGATGTACCTGATGATGGGCAAAGATACTTTGTAGTATCTCCTGCAGGTTGGGCTGATCTATTACAAATAGATCAATTCTCTCGTGCTGAATATGTAGGCGAAGCTGATTTACCATACGCTGGTGGATTAACTGCGAAGAGATGGCTTGGATTTATGTGGTTCACTCATTCTGGTCTATCAAAAGCCTCTACTACTAGAGATTGTCATGCTTATCACAAGTCTGCAATCGGTGTAGCTATGGGTTCTGATATTAGAACTGAAATCAACTACATTCCTGAAAAAGTCAGTAACTTAATCACATCATACATGAGTCTTGGAGTAGTAGAGATTGATGGTAATGGTATGATTGAATGTCAAATAACAGAATAGGAGATAAACATGGCATATACATCAAGCGACTTAAAAAAAATTGCAGGTGGATCAAATGGTGTTTTCCTATATCATTCGACTGACGCAATAGGTACTATAGATGATGCAGACTATTTTCTTGGTGCAACTAATGAACTTAAAGTAGGCGATGTTATAATCGCTGTAGGTTCAACAGGTGGTACTAGAACAGTAGATATGTTGGTAGTCCAAACCAATACTGGTTCGGCACTAACAACTGTATTAGGTACATAATAAATAAGTTATGTGGGGGGATTTACTTCCCCCTACATTTAATATAGAAATAAATAATGGCAGATAGTAAATTTGATATATGTAATAAAGCACTTGTTCTAGTAGGAGCAAATACAATTTCAAGTTTTACTCAAAATACAACCGAATCAAATGTAGCTAACCAGCTATATGAATCAACTTTAGAAAATTTATTAACAAGATGTAGATGGAGATTTGCATCTAAACAAGCACAATTAAGTAAAAATTCAAGTAATCCTGATGCAAGATATGAATCTTCTTATGCTCTTCCTAATGATGCATTTATTATACATACTGTAACTGTAGCGGATGATATTATTAAATATGATAGATATGGACAAAATTTATTTACAAACACTACATCTAGTGATACTGTAATAGCGGATTATACCTTTCAACCTAGTGAAAGCATTTTTCCTCCCTACTTCAAACAGACGCTAGTTTTCGAACTAGCGTCTTTGTTTGCTGGAGCAATAGCAAGAAACGATCAATTATCTGAACTATATCATAAAAGAGCAATAGCACAGATGGCAATAGCTAAAGCAACAGATTCACAAGCACAAACATCAAGAGGATTAGAATTAAAAAGATTTAGAAATATTAGAAATCTCACTGCATTAAGCGGTATTAGATAGGATGAACTATGGCAAGACAAAGGGTTCATCAAGCTAGTTTCTTACGAGGAGAACTTGATCCCACAATTATATCTCGTGTTGATTTGTCAGCATATGGACAAGGATTAAAAAAAGCTAGAAATGTTATTCCTATTAACCAAGGTGGTATTGAACGAAGAGGTGGTTCAGTAGCAAGAGCAGACCTTGGAGGAACAAGTAGATTAGAATCTTTTATCTTTAATCAAGATCAAGAATATATATTCGCATTCCAAAACCAAACATTAAAAATTTATTCTACTAATGGAACTTTAGTAGCAACATTATCATCTTGTCCTTGGATAACAGCAGATATATTTGAAATGGATATGACGCAATCAGGCGATACAATGATAATCACACACCAAGATTTTGTACCACAAGTAATACAAAGGATTGGTTCTACATCATTTACAAGAACAGCTTTTGGTTTTGAAACAAGTGTCAATGGAGAAAAAACATATCAACCTTATTTTAAATTTGCTGATGATGATATTACATTAGATATTAATAATACTGCTAAAGGTACTACTGGTGTAACATTAACTACAAATACAGCTTATTGGACTTCAGCATATGTTGGAATGATTGTAAGATATCAAAATACAGAAATACTTATTACAGGTTATACTTCATCAACTGTATTAACAGGAACATTATTAGATGATGTATCAATAGAATTAGATGCTGATCCATTTAAAAGTACACAAGGTTCAGGTACAGTAGAAGTTACTATGGTAGGACATGGATTTACAACTGGTGCTTCTATTACAATATCAGGAGCAGAAGATATATTTGATACAGATGGAAATGGTTTAGCTAGTGGAAACTTAAATGGAACATTTACTATAACTGTTACAGATGATAATCATTTTACATATACTGCTGGATCATCTGATACAGCTAATGAATCTGTAGATGGTGGTGGTGTAAGAGTATTAGTTACTGGACATCCACCTACTAGAAATTGGGATGAACAAGTATTTTCTTCTGTTAATGGTTTTCCAAATACAGTTACATTCCATGAACAAAGATTATTCTTTGGTGGAGTAACAGCTTTACCTGATGGAATACAAGCTAGTATGGTAGCAGACTTTTATAATTTTGATGTAGGAGATGGAGAAGATTCTGATTCAGTACAAATACAAATTGCCTCAGATCAAGTAAATGAAATAAGACATTTAATATCAGGAAAAGTTTTACAAATACTTACAAGTACAGGAGAATTTTATTTAAAGCCACAGGTATCTAAACCTATTACACCAACAGATATTAGAATTATTAGTCAATCTAATCTTGGTTCTCAACTAAAAGCTAAACCAAGAATATTTGATAATGCTACTATCTTTATACAAAACAATGGTAAAACAGTAAGAGAGTTTTTATATAGTACTGCGGCTGAAGAATTTTCTTCTAATAGTATTTCATTATTATCTAATCATTTAATATCTACTCCATCAGATACAGCTAAATTAACTTCAATCGCAGATAGAACTGAACAATTTTATTTTGTAGTTAATTCAGATGGAACTATGGGAATATTTACATCTCAAAGAAATGAAAAAATAGCAGGATGGATGCAGTGGAATACAGATGGAAGTTATGAATCTGTTGCTTGTACAACTAATGGTATATATACATCAGTTAAAAGAACTATTAATGGTTCAAATTATTATAGTTTAGAACAACAAGCATCTACATCATTTGATGTACCTACAGATTATACAGTAACTAAAACTATATCAGGAAGTTATCAACCACATGGAACACCAAAAGTAAAAGGTGCTATTTCTAGTACAACTACAATGATAGTAGATGGATTTACTAATGCTCCAAGTCAAGGAGAAACATTCCAATTTGGAGGAACAGGAACTACTTATACAATACAATCTGTTAATGCAACTGGTACTAGCGGAGAGTACACAATAGTAATTAATGCATCTGTTTCACAATCAGATAACACAGCATTACAATTTGTTACAAGTAAAGTTTTCTCAGGTTTAACTACTCATATCGGTAAAAAAGTATATGCAACTGCTGGATCAACTGAGGGTGGTGCTATCTATTATTATGGAAATGGAACAGTAGATGGAAGTGGTAATGTAACAATAGGTACTCCTACAACAGCTTGTGATTTAGGATTAGATTTTAGTATTACTTTAGAAACTCTACCTATAGATTCAACTATTCAAGGCGGACAATTAACTGGATTACCTAGAAAAATAGGTAAGAGTATTGTAGAATTATCATCAACTTATAATATAAAAATAAATACAAATGATGTAATTCTTACAGAAACAACATTGAATACATCAAGTGGATTAACAAGTTTTACAGGAAAAAAAGAAGTGTACACATTAGGATATAGTTTAGAACCAAATTTAACAATTAGTCAATCAGTACCTTTACCAGTAAGAATCTTAGGTATAACTTCGGAGATATATTATTAATGTGTAGTCCAACTATATTTGTAGCTATGGGAGCATCTGCTGGAACAGCATCAACATTAGCGGCTGTTTCTCAAATAGGTTTAATTGCAGGTGGTACTATGATGAGTATCAATGCACAAAAACAAGCTATGAGATACCAGCAACAACAAGCTGAGTTTCAAGCTAAACAATATAAAGCTAAAGCTGATGCAGAATATATCCAAACAATGACAGAAGAGAATGAAAGAAAAAAGAAATATTTTTCTCAGTTATCTTCTAATAGGGCTATGTTAAGTACAATGAATATTACTACAGATTCAGCATCATCAAGAGCATTCTTTAAAGCTAGTAAAGAAGTAGTTAAAAAAGATATAGAAAAAATAAAATTAATGGGTAATGAAAAAAGAGTAGCGGCATTGTATGGAGTACAACAAGCTGAATTATCAGGTAGAGCGGCAGAAGCTAAATATAAATCAGGTAAGATAGCAACTGTTGGTAGATCATTAATGGGAGCATATCCAATAGCACAAGAAAAAGGTTGGGTATAGTATGGCATTAAAAAAAGAAATACAACAAGTTAGATATACAGAACAAATAGGAATTAATAGAGGTGGTGGATTTTCTGCTTTAGCTGATGCATCTATTACAGAAGCTAACCAATTAAATAATTTAACATCAAGATTTGCTGATTTAGGATTAAAAGAACTTCAAAAATTTGGGAAAAAGGTTGGAAAAGATGCGGCAGAAAATGCAGTCTTTAGTGAAGTAGAGCAAACAGTAAAATTAGATGATGGTACAGAAATAAAACAAATGATTCCTGCACCTATACCTAAATTAAATGTAGGTAAATTTGCACCAACTGTAAGTATGCAAGAAGCATATGATAAAAATATTTATGACAAATATGAAAAGGAAGTACAATCATCAATAAGAAATATTATCTTAGAAGAAAGAGCAAATATAATTGCAGAACATGGAACAGGAGAAAATTTTAATACTATAGTTAATGCTAGATTAAAACCATTAATAGAAAATTTAGAACCTAAATTTGGGCAAGTAATAGATACTTATAAATCTACACAGCAACAACAACATTGGTATCAAGTAGAAGCAAAGTATTTAGATTATAAAGAAAAAATAGAAAACTTAGAATATACAAATGGATTAACTATTCTTACAAATGAACATCAATC